CTAAACGTGCATCCATAAAGCTACGGATAGCTGATTGAACTGGCACAACGTCACTGGCATTTTCAGCCATTGTTCCGTCTGTACTAAATTCAGCAACAACTACACCTTTCTTAAATCCTAAACCGTCCAAATTACTCAACGCAATTGACGCTGAGAATGTAACAGTACCAGTTCCTTGGTCAACGCTGAAGAATTTACCAACTCGGAAAATACCGTTTTCGTCTGTACTAACAAAGAATACACGACCTACAGTTTCTTCTAAAATCTGTTTACTTGAATCTTCAGCAATCGCCGGGTTACCGTAAATCGGTGTTGGGTAGTTACTGGTGTTATATCCGCCAGTACCAATGTTCAAGAAATCATGTCCTGTTGCACGGCATGTACTAATCTTAACAGTGATCTGGCCAGAGGTTGCTCCTGGGTATCCTAAACGCAGTTGTTGTGTAATGTTCGAACTATTAGTAAAAGGTTTACCGATACCTGTACTGCTACTGGTAGCATTAGTGGGCTCATTTGTATAATAAGTTGGAGTAGCAGTACTAAACACTCCTGGATTGTATGTATAGGTAAGTGTAATGCTTGAAGTTGTACTAGCAGTACAGTACCAATATCCGTTGTATAAACTGTTAGTGTTGCCTGTAATTAGGTAATAGACATTATTAGCAACTGAAGCCTGTGTCGGTATTGATAATATAACACTATAACTAGTTCCATTGGCCTGAACACTGGCGCTTACAAATCCATTAACAGGAATAGATGTACCAAATGTGAATCCATTACTGTAATAACTTAGTGTACCAGTTCCACTTCCTACTGCAAAGGCAGATCCGCCGGGCGTAGCAGAAAGTGTAATATAGTTAGCTGACGGAGCAACATCTATGATATAGTAAGTTGTACCAGCTTTTGCGGCAGTCGATCCTGATGCAGGAGTACCTGCAACAATATTACCAATAGTAGGACTGCTAATACTTGAAGTTGTAAATACTATCTGATCACCCACTGCTAAATTAGATGTATTACTTACTGATACTAAATTACCAGTGCCTGTAATGGTTGTTGATGATACAGCAAGATTTACTCCTTGGGTATTCACCGTTTGCCATGTACTATTAGCACCACTACCTGCAAGATTAAATGTTAATCCTCCTAGTGTAAATGTTGTACCAGCGAATGTACCGTTAGTAATTGTTAGTGGGAACTGGCTTGCTTGTGCGTTAGCAAGTGTAGCATATAGTGTTGCTGTATTAACTGTTACTGGCGCACCTATATAGTAAGTTCCGTTAAGTGCTGATCCTGTATTACCACCGATACTAAATGTGTTCGAACCAGTAGCTCCACTGACTACAACGGGAGTTCCTACGTTTGGAGCCGTTGCAACGCCTGAACTAAAAGCAATAGTTGTATTAGATCCATAACTTGGCGTAAACGATGTACTTGTTGTACCTGCCACAGTAGTAAGGTTACCAGAGCTACTAGTAGTGGTAGACAAGGTAAAATTAGTGTTACCTGTTGTTGCGGTTATATAATAAGTATTGCCCGAGCTATATCCGGTAATACTACCTGTACCAAATAATGATCCAGTAATAGTTACAGTTTGACCTACCGTAATAGTAGTGGTGTTACTGCAAGTAAATAAACCGTTACTGCTTATGGCCACACCGCTCAGTGCTTGCGGAATAGCACTACTAATATAGGTATAGTAATTGGTCGATAAAGTACCAACTCCTGGATTAAATCCAACAGTACTACTTGTGGTATTGGCATAGGTTATATTTACAATAGAACCATTTACCTGTGCCGCTGCCGAATTCTGACTGTTGTTGACGTTATAACTTATACCGCTTATGGTTGCGGGTTGGCCAACAATACCTGTTGATATATTCAATGAATAGGTACCAGTATTGCCAGCTGAGTAAATATTGCCGACACCGCTCACTGAGCCAGTTGTATTGTTGCTGATGGTAATAACATTGGTGCTGGCATTAACTGCGGTAATGTAAGTGTTGACAGGAATTCCAGAAATAGGTTGAACAAACTGTCCAACACTAATACTGCTTATTGAACCTGTAGTAAAACTACTTAATGTTATTAGGTTAACACCGCTAGATGCTTGCGTGAATGTTGCTGATACAACTGGGCTAGTTGTTGCGCTAGTCTGACCGGTTATATAGGCATTGAATTGTCCACTCAAAGTAGCCGTTGTTTGTGTAGTAGTTGTTCCTGGAGTAACTGTATAAGCTGTACCCACAAAATAGTTAGCGGTTACTGTTTGATTAAGGTTTACATAGTAGTTACTATTAGAACCGCCTCCTGCCGCATAGCTAGTAAATGTTCCGCTGGCTTGTGCGTAGAACGGACGGCTTAATGTAATTATAGCGCCGTTAACTGCGGTAACATAGGTATCTGTGTACATACATGCGGCACTACATGTGACCAACTGACCTACTGCAAAACTGCCTATAGCATTTAAGGTAACCGTAGTAGAACCTGCCGCACCTCCCGATGCAAATGTTTGACTGCCTACTGTGCCTGTTCCGCTAGTCACTTGTGCTGTGATATAAGTTTGTCCACCTAGTGATGTGCCGCTAGGTGTTGCAACTATCATAGTTAATCCAACTGGCGCACCACTTATAGTTGTCAGCGGCGTGCCGTTCATAGCAGTCAGCGTAAATGTGGTCGTACCATTAGTTGCACTTATTAGATAATTTGCTGATGAACTATATCCTGTGATAGCAGGAGTCGGAATAGTAAATGTAAATCCAGTCGTAGTTCCTGATATAGCTAAGAACGCATTAGTACTACCACCGTATGTGGTACTAAGTGTAAACGAAGTACCTCCACTGTTGGCAATAATATAGTATGTACCAGTGGTCAATGCCGCGGTACCTGACTGACTTCCGCCAATCTGAACAGTTGCACCGTTCACTAGAGGTGCCGCACTACAAGTAAACACACCGGAAGATACACTAGACACTGTTAAGGTCTGTTGTGCAGGACCACTTATGCTTCCGTAGATAGCTACAGTTTGGCCAATACTTAATGTAGTTGAACTTGAACTTACTTGGAAGGTGCCCGCGGCGCCTGTAATGTTTATACCGGTTAACGAATTACCGATAGCAATATTCATACCTGGGAAGAAAGTGTTGTTCACAGTACCTGATAAGGTCAACACTACTGGTGTAGCTGTCATCGCAATATTAGAAACTGAAGAATAATAAGTGCTGATCTGCCATTGTCCCGATGAACTAGTTGGAGCACTGTTGTTTATAGCAGAAACAATCCATACAGGTGCTCCTATACCTGACCAGCTCAACACCATACCAGGTTGGATACCAGCACCGCTAGGTGTTGAACTCACAGTTAGTGTTGTTCCGCTGATACTACCATTAAATGTAATCGCCGTGCCTGGACCGATTGTGCTGCCGTTAGTCTGTGTACTTGCTCCTACTACACTGGTAATATAAGCACTACCACTGGTTAAACTAGCACCGGCTACTACAGGTTGACTTAACAGTTGTCCCACATAGGCTGTTCCAGAACTTGGTCCTTGTACAGCAGGCGAGTTCGATGTGCTAAACGCTAGCACACCTGTCTGTACACCCGATGGATAATAATTTCCTAATATGATAGCACTGTTACTAGTAAATGCAGTAGTATTAACAACTTGCCCTAATAACGCAGTACCAGTAACAGTACCTCCTACAGTCAATACACCGGAACTAATAGTGCTTTGTGTTGAGCTAAATGTATTAGAACTGGTAATATAGGTCCCCGCTGAAATGTTAGCACCGCTTAGTTCCGAACCTATTAGTAAGTTAATGGGATTCGTAATGCCACCGTTGAGTGTTAATGTAGTGCCTGCTACACCCACCGTTCCTGAACTGATAAAACCGGTCGTTACTGTGAATGTACCAGTACTAGTTGAAGAAATTACATAAGCACCATTTAGACCTGTTGGTGTTAAGTTTTGTACTACAATGTCTTGGCCTACTGCAAATGGTACAGTAGGATTAGGTATGGTTAAAGTTACAGTATTAACTGTAGTAGAAACTGCGTATACTCCGTAAGATGCTTGTTGTGATATACCTGTACCCGACAGTATCATGCCTGCTGTGATAGTTCCTGACGAGATAGAACCTACAGTAAGAACTCCGCTAGAACTTATTGTGCTGGAATTCATTACAGCAGTAGATGTTGTTACTGCCCCAGTGGTACCGCTTGTACCAGGATCTGTTGGATACCATAAGGTGGCCTGGACCGTATTAACACCAGCCTGAGCCACTGTATTAACTGTAACAGTTGATGTAATAATAGCAGTTAGAATAGCAGTTTGATTAGTACCACTAATAGTAATAGTTGGAGTAGATGTGTAACCATATCCAGGACTTACTAGTGTAATGCCTGTAATCGATCCACCTGCCACACTACAAGTAGCAATAGCCTGGGTAGTGGCTCCACCGCCACTGAAAGTTAAAGTAGGAGCAGTTGAATAACCGGTACCACCGTTGGTGATGCTTACACTAGATACTGTGGCAATTTGACTAGCGGCAACAACCGCACCATATTGTACCCAGCAAGCCGGACTAACAATGAATTGTGTAGAATTTACTACACTCTGGATGATTGTACTTGCCGGCACATAAGCAAATGGAGTACTAATTGTACCACTGCCACTCCACGTACCTGTTGTCAAACTGGCAAATGTTACGCTTGAGTTTGTGCTTGCTGTAACAGTATACGTGCCATTATATGCTGTAGGGTTTGAGATATTAGAAACTACCACTACTGAACCAACAGCATAAGGTACAACAGATTGTTGCGCAAAATTAACTGTTACAAATCCCGCTCCTGGACTACTAGCAGTTAATCCTGTTAATGTTAATGTAGTTGAAATATTGGCTACAACCATTCCAGAAAGTAAACCAGTTGTGCTGTTTACTGTGATTAAGGTTTGATTGATTATACCAAAGACTTGGTAAGTGCCATTATATTTGCTATTAGACTGATTAGCCACAGTTAAGTAACTGTCTACTGGGGGTAGTACAGCATTAGCACTGTAAGGAATATTATAGGTTATATATCTTCCAGTGCTAGCAGTAGTTTGACTTGCAAAAGTCATAGCTCCGACACTAGTTCCAACACTGGATAAGTTATAACTACTATTAGGATCGATTGTCAAGTAAGCGTTGGTAGGCACACCAATATAGATAGTTCCGCCAGGTGTGCTAGAAGGATATGCAGTTAAGGTGATGGTCGCAGTCACACTGTTATTATTAGTGCTAGTTGTTACACTTTGCACAAACTGTGTACCGTTAAATCCTGTACCTTGAACAACTTGTCCTGCACTTATTGTTCCAGCTACTCCTATTAAAATTAAAGTATAACTGCTGGTGCTACCAGAATTAAACGCACCGCTAGCTTGCACACTAGCAGGTGTATAACTAATTACACGGAAGGATTTGCCGCCCCATGCTGTGATGTAAATTCCTTGATTTACTTGGTTAATAGTTGTGGGATCACTTATTCCTAGCACGGCGATTTTACTATCGCCTAGGGTATAACCTTGTGTTGAAGTAGAAAATGTTACAGGCCCGTATGGTGTTGCTGTAGGCGTAGCACTTAATGTTAAAGTGTATACACCACTATTTGGGCCGCTAATAGCAGTGACCTTTTGAGTAGTTAAACCAATGCCGGTTACTGTTTGTCCAATTGCGATAGATCCCACTGTAACATTATAAACCTGCAGAGTGGTGCTAGTTATACTATTAGACACTCCGGTAACAGTAAATTTAAGATCGTTAGTAACATCTGTCCCGCCCAGCGAGGATCCACTAATTGTAATAGTATCTCCTGAATTATAACCGGAACCTTGAGAACTAGCACTGATTGTAGTGAATCCGCTATAGGCAGTACCTGTTCCTGTTTTAACAACAGTGAATACAGCACCTGTTCCCGATCCACTGGTAGATTTTTGACTAATGCCAACATACGTACCAGCTACGTTCACAGCAGTACCAATAAAAGCACTATAAACAGTAGAAGAAATTAAACCACCACCAAATACAGCAGTGGCCTTAGCTACATAATTTCCAATATCTCCTGATGCAACATTGGCGGAGTCTACAGTGAATAAGTAGTATCCAAATGAACTATCAGTTGTTAGTATAGCAATGTTGGGACCTAGTTGTTCACCTGTGCTTTCAATTAAACCATAACTAATAATACGATAGATACTGCCCAGGTTACTGCTATATTGTAATGCAGTACTTGGACGAACAGGCTTAACGTTGCTAATGTTTAAGAATTTCCACTGCTGTAATCCACGAATAATAACGCTTTGTTGATCGTACAAATTATAAGCAAGACCGGTTGTATTAGTACTATCGGTACCCTGTGTACTTAGACCTAATGCTAGTACGTTCTGACCATTAATATAAACGCTGGTATGACTTACTGTACTGATTAAGTAACGTGTAATACCTCCACCACTGGCTGTATGATCAATTTCTAGTTCACTAGTTCCTTCGGGAGTATATTGATAATTGATAATATAAACTGTTAAATTGTAACCAGTTGCTGTGGTCATGTAAGGAGCCGCAAAAAGACCTTCCTTGTATACCTGAGCCACTTGTATCATATCGGTGGCTAGATTAACAGCATTTGGTAATTCTGTAACGTCACTACCAGTCGAACGTAAACCGTAGGTACCGTATGAACTTGACCCAGCAACGGAACGAATCTGTCCACCGTTCAAAGCCCAGTAGCTTACATAGTTGTAGTATGTAAACGCACTAACACCTTCCATCGCTCCACCATTTGTAGCCAACAGTGCATAACCTAAATCGTTAACCTGTGTAAAGTCGTTGCTCAACATAGACTTGTTACCACCCATCTCTAAGTTGACTGGAATATTAGAGCCTGAGTTGGTATAGGTATAGATCGTATCTTTAATATCAATACTTCCTGATCCGAATGTATAGCTACCTGTTGCTTGAATAGTTAACGCTTGAGTCAGTAAAATTGTGCTACTACCCGAGTTATATAAATTGCTGACATAGGTGTTTGCAGGAACGCCTGTACCTGTTACTAATTGCCCTGGCTGTACACCATAACCGATAGCAACTGTAAATGTTAGTCCACTGATCGCTCCTGCTACAGTAGTAACAGCTGGTCCTCCATAAGTAGATGACAAGGTAAACGATGTTGAGCCATTAGTGGCTACAATATAATACACATTACCTGATATATATCCACTTATACTGCCAGCTCCGCTCGATACGCCTGTGATAGTAACTGTATTTCCTAATACCAGTGTTGCACTGGTACATGTGAAGTCGCCAGTAGTATCCCCGGCAATTACGTTAAGTATTGTGCCAACTGCGGTATTGATTGTAAAGGTATAGGAACCTATTGAGCCTCCGCTGGTATAATTTGCAGTTAACGATGGACTTAATGAGTTTAATATCTTGTAGAAATCTGTCAACTGAGTAGAACCTTGACCACTCACTGCTGGATTTGTTCGTACAGGAGTTGTAACTCCAGCACCCGTAACAGCTAATATTGTACCATCTATAGTATTTCCACCTGTAGCCACACTACTTGCTGTAGCCGCCTGACTTAGGGTAGCTGTGCCTAGCACAGGATTTACATTTGATAATGTTGCACTTACTCCTGTACCAGTAACTGTGGCTCCGTTATATACATTTGGTCCAAAACTTAAATTACTTATAGTAGTGCTTCCAGAAACAACAGTGGCCACTATACCATTATTAACTTTACCATTAGCAACAATGTCTATTAATAGTGACAACAAGTTTTGTACTGTAAAGGTTTCTGCACTGTATATAAAGTTTAGACCGACCACAGTGCCCTGACTGGTAGTAATACTAGTGCCTCCAGGATTAGCACTCAAGGTGAATGAGCTTGTGCCATTAGTTGCTGTAATGTAATAAGTACCATTAGATACTGTACCTGTACCTGTATTTGTGCCAGAAATTGTTATAGGCATGCCAACTACAAGTCCTGCAGTTCCTCTTGAACTAGTAGTAAATGTAAATGTTCCTGTAGTAGCGCCAATTGCAACGCCACTTAAAGTTGCTGTAGCAGGAGTATATGTTCCGGTAACTTGACTTTGTAAGTTACCAACACTCGGTGTGATTGCCACGTTTTGTAGTAATGAGCCTATGATATTTTGTAATCTAACAAAAGATCCTAAACATGCAGGTAAATTATTTGCTAACAAATTACTATTAGTGATTGTATTATAATAAACAAGAGCAATATCATATGTTGCGCTATTACCGCCATACAACAGGTCATAACATAATGCATCTACTACATAACTGATATCTCTCTGACTCTTTGTAGTACTGTATCCACTTAATGTGTTAACAATAAAATTATCAGCGATCCAAGAGCTTATTTCACTTTGAATAAATGCTTTGTTAGCACTAAGATTTTTTCTAGCCTGGCTGACAGTAGTAAGTACCCCAACAGGATCTGTGAACGAAAGAGTAGGAAGTGCCGTAGTGCCGTTGGTTAAAACATTATTAATAATAGTAAGATCTGTTTGAATAGTAAGCAGATCATTACTTTGCAAATTCAAATTAGCGGCAATAAGAGTTCCGATACGTATTATACCTTGTTGAACAAACGTCAACGCAGTATAAGTAGGATAGTTTTGAGGAGCCAAGTATGTTAATGCAGATTTAATAGTATTATAGTTAGTACCAAATACCATATCATATGCTACAGAATTAGTGATAGATCCAACATTGTTAATGAACGTAGAAATACTACCTACTAGGCTTGGTGGATAGAATGGAGTAGTAACATCTAGCGTAAGAACTGCCTGTGCAGTAATACTGCTGTAACTAACAATCTGATTAATTTGATATCGATAACCCTGCAGATAGAATGATGTTGGAACCTGCGGGGCACGTATATCTAGACCACTATTCAAACTACCTGTAACTGTAATTTGCAAGCCACTGTTTGCTACACTAGTTATATTACCAAATAAACGTCCAGCGAATCCATCTGTAAATTGACCTCCAGCAAAACGTTGACGATTTATACTACCCGAGAAACTAGCTGATTCTTGCCCATACGGAGATTTTGTTTTGATCTGTCCTTCTGGATCAAGTACCATCATAAATCCACCGTGTCCTTGACATGTAATTAGTTTAATACGTGTTGCGTCATTACATAGGAAAACGTCTATTAATTTATTGTTTAATGGAGTACTAGTTATATCTAGTGGGTTACTTAAATAGTGACGACCATAATTAATAGTACCAAACAAATGCCATGTATTAATGGCCAGTGTGGCAGCTACAGTAAATGGATATATCACGGTACAACTCATTACGTTACCGCTAACTGTATTAATAACAGCTTTACCTACTGCAATATTACCATAGGCAGTGGCAGCGGCTGTTGGGGCAAAATTACTAACAGTTACAGTTGCTACGCCTGAACTTACTGTACAGGTAAGAACTGTGAAGGTACCGTTATAGCTGGTAGGTGTCATCCCTTCCACATTTATAACACTACCTGCACTATAAGGAGCGGCAGTTATCGTAGGTGCATTTGCTATAGCAGTAAATGTTATAGTAACAACACCGGTAGAAGTGTTTACTGTTGCCCCAGTTATAGAGTAGACATTTTCAGTTAAAACTAAACCAATCCAGCTTTGTGGAGCTTGCGCAGTTCCGCCAAGGGTGGCTGTTAGTACACCGGATGTACTGCTCAATGTTACAGTAGTTCCTACATAGTAAGCATAGTCGACAGTATAATTAATCAGACCAATTTGTAATCCGTCTATAACACTATCTCTATAGAAGAAGGTAGTTCTCCACGGGCTTTGACTAACACGATCGAGTGGTCGAATAATTGTACGGCGGAAATCGTCACCTGATATAGTACAGTTAGTAGGCAACTTAATTGGATAATCTTCGTAGTAAATGCCGCTTTCTACATAGATGGTTATCTGTAAATTTGGAACAGTTTCTCCAAAGTCTACAGTCTCTCCAACTTGGAAAAATCCAGGTTGTATTAAATTTACCAATACAGTATCGTACGATAAACTAGCACCATTTGCATTACCTGGACTATAGCTTATAATATTACCGTAGGCGTTAGATACGCCGCCAACTAATACTTTACCGGGAATAATATGAACGTCGTTTGGTGTACCTTGATCAACATAACCATTACCCCCATTATTAAATGTTACTGTATAGTAGCCTGAACCATAACTCGGTGTAGGAGCGGCGCTAACACCATTTTTAATAATTCCCAATGTAATACCAACTAACGATGTGTAATAGTTTATGGCAGGAGTTGACGGAGTTTGAGCATTGTCAAATACTTGTGTGACGATACTTTGATAACGACTCTGTGTAGTTTGGTTTATGACCTGATAAGCTAGTCCAAGGTTACTTCCGGAACCATCACCAAACGCAAATGTTAAACCATCCAATGTTTCAGTTAGTTGCGCACCAATGGCTAATAAGGCACTTGAATTTTTATAATATGACTTTCCTGCGTTAACACTCTGGTATGTTCCATTTACTCGCAAGTCTGTTACAAATGCATCTACCATATAGCCTATATCACGATAGCAAGTTGCCTGATTATAACTAAACCCTCCTTTATAAGTATTAACCAAATAGCTAACTGTGCTAGACACAATGGTTGGAGCATTAGAATTTATAATACCTTTGACATTAATATAAGTTTGTCCATAATTAGCGCTAGTAATTGTTGGATAAGTTATCGTATAATTTTGGTTTGTAATAGTTTGGCCATTTACAGTGGTAGTTGTTATGGTCGTTATACCGCTAACAGTATTACTTGTAATGCTAGTAGCACCAATAATATTAATTGTTTCATTAAACAGTAGGTTAACGGCACTAGCTGCCCCAGATGCCGAACTCCAACTAGGACTTTGTACCTGTGTGCTGATTCTACCAGCGCCGCTGACAAATCCACCTGTACCAGTAGTATTATTTTGGAAGGTTACACTGTTAAGTGTAGCCTCAGTAACTTGAAAACTAGTTCCAACGCTACTGTTATATCCGCTCGGTGTGAGACCTTGAACAGTGATATACTGGCCTACGTTATATGGGATAACAGATTGTGTTGCAAATTGTAATGTTACATAGCCGGTACTCGGTGAGCTTGGTGAAATACCAGTAACACTAATGTAGTTGCCTGCTGTAGGAGTCCAAGGAGTATTAGATAGTAATCCTGTAATTACGTTTTCAATATAACTTAATCCAGCATTTATCTGTGTAGTAGTAAGTCCTGCATCGGCAGCATCGGCAGATAGTACAAACTGTTGAGCAGAAGCAATAGTAGCACTATTACCACCATAGGTTAGATCGTATGCAACTGCTTCAATTAAATATCCCATGGCGTTTTGTGCGTAAGCTACTGCCGATGCTGTGCTTAATACGCCTGCATAATTGTTGTTAATATAATTTGTAAATTCATTCTTAATGAATGTTAAATTAGATTGTGTAGCGCCCCTGTTGCCAGAAGTATAACTTGCATCAGCCAAACCAGTCAGCAGTGCTTGGGCTTGCGAATTGGACGCACTTATTCCGCTTGGCTGGATAAATGTAGAAATATTTCTAGTGTTGAATCCATTTGACAATAGATTAGTAATCACACCAAATAAATTATTAATTTCCGAATTACTTGTCGTATCGTTAATAACAGAATATGTAGCGTTGATGTAGTTTGTAGTACTAGTTACAAGACTAGTTGTCATCTGAGTACTGGCTACAGTTTGTGGAATGTTAATAGTCCATGTAAGTCCCGATCCACCAGTAATCTGTGTACCATCTGCTACTCCAGCACCTGTAATAAAATCTCCAACACCAAAAGGAGTTCCAGGACTAGAACCAGTAATAGTAAGAGTACTTTGACTAATACTAGCTGTGAATGTCTTGCCGGTTTTTTGACCTTGTATAGCAGTTCTAATGGTTTGTAATATGCTACCACCGTTAGTAACTGTAGGATATGTTACTGATATAGCTATAGAGATAGAGACAGTACCTAATGTAGTCGCAGTGTAATTACCGACTAGTGCAAAACTTACACTACTTGTTGTACTAGCACTAACAGTATACGTACCATTAACATTATTTACAGTTCCTGTTGTCTGTGCAGGAACAAATCCTGCTACTGTGATAGTTGATCCTACTGGAAATTGAACGATAGGTTGAGTATTGAAAGCTATTGTAGCTGTGCCACCGGCAATTACTATACTTGTTGCAGTTATGGTCGACCCTACGGTCACCGTTGTAGGATAGCCAACTAAAGTTGGTGGTGTAGGTGTTATCGATCCGTCACTACCTAATATACTGATTAATGATTTTACATTAGCACTTAATCCTGTTACCTGTGCTGATCCGCCTGTATATGTTGTGTTTAGATATTGTATAACACTGGTCTGATAAAGCAAAGTAGGAGGAGTATTGCTTACCGCGGCTGTGACTAATACTCCGAGATAGTTATAAATTTGTTCCCAGAATTGCGGAGGATCGATGATTAATATACTAGTGTATAACCAATATCGCAGTCCGGCATAAACAGTCTGACTGTTACCTCCGTACATCATATCGTAGGTCAAACTCCAGATTACATATTTTATATCTCGTTCACAACTGTTTCGGTTGTAGGCAACATTTGGAAAGTTTGCTGTGATATAGGCAATTAGTTCTGCTTGTATCCATGGTATATTATTAATCAATAGATATAGTGCAGAGCTTTGGCTAGTTGTTGTTGAAGCTAAAGAACCAAATGTTGGAGTAATAGTGGTAGGAATAGTTCCAGCATAGATTATAGCTATAATTTCGCTTATTAAATTCTGTATAGTATTAATAGCACTAGGCGCCGCGATTAGAGATGCGTTCCAACTTGCACTGGTAGTGATAACAGTTGACAACTGGTTAAGGGCGCCTACTATTTCGCCAGCACTTAATTGAGTATTAGCCCCATCTCCAAATAGCAAAGCAACCTGAATACTTTGATAATTTGAACCAAAAATTAAGTCATAGCACAATGCATCAATAACCTGACCTATATAGGTCTGTGTTGCGGATGTACTATAGCTGAATCCTAAAATCGAATTTAATGCATAGTTAAGAGCATCCTGAATCTGTATTAATTGATTATTGATAATATTACTGTTGTTTACATTGTACAGTAAACTAGCTTGTGTGTTTACATTATAATTTGATAAACTACCGGTACCATTGCTGAATACTAGATCATATGCTAATCCATTTAAGACATTGGTTAAAATATTAGTGTATAGTGTTTGATCAAAGCTGAAAGTGTTTACATATTTTCGGTTAAGATAAGCAATAGTCTCAGCTTGGATAAATGCCTTATTTTCCTCTAATAAATTTGTGAGTGACATGTAACCAGTATCACTGCTATTACCGCCAGTCAAATTAGCACTCAATACTGTGCTCTTATATTGTGTAGATCCTACAGTATAGGCAATAGTCTGACGATATGGTCCGGGTTCTAAGCTGGCTAAACTGATTAAGGCCTGGGCTTGTAAAGCCGCGGCACCTACAGTTTTATAAGCATATTGCCAAGCTCGGCCTTGACGTCCAGCAGGAGTATTACGTTGTAAGTCATCACCCTTGGCTGTGCTAACATATAAATTAACTCCACTAAAATAAGTGCTATTGTCAACATAAAATTTAGTAGCGGCCTGTAGATCATCACTGCCGTTAGGAGTTCCGTAACCTGCTAGTAGTCCTGGATGATCACTTAATGTTAAAGCTCCAGTCATTGAATCGCCGTCTCGGCGAACTGTATGACGACGTTGCATGGCTTCTGTTGCTACATAATTTCCTTGCAAAGTACTATCGTAATCCGGATCACTATATTGCGGTATGCTAGGTTCATTTCGAACTTTTAATGCATTTGCAACTGCACCGGTTGTGGTATTGATAGTCAAATAGTTATCTTGTAGATATCCAATTGTAGGTGTAAGATCTCGAATTGTATAAAGAGTTCCTGCCGGATCTGCGATGCTATTATTTTGATAGAGTGCATTAAAACTGTCTACGATTGTTTGACTAGGATAGGCCAAAGCTCCGATAGTAAACGCATGTCTTGCGTTCATGTGTTCGCCAAGAATAGGAGTAGGATCATTGATCAACTGTCCTGTAGTAGACGAGATCTTCAATATACCATTATTTGAAGTATCGATACTGATATTGTCGCCTGCTTGAACAGTTCGCGCGGTCAGACTACTACCGGCATTGTCTGCCATGATCACTTGATTGGCTTGATATGCAGGATTAGTAATTGTTCCTTTAATCGTTGCTGTTCCAGTAGCAGAGCTTGCATAGCTAATAGTGTTTGTTGTTGCCGCAACTACTTGGTAAGTTCCGTTATAAGTGCTTGGACTACAACCGCTGATTACTACATTTTGTCCTGCAACATATGGCTGTAGAGTTAAGCTAGTGTTGTTAAATGTAATAGTAACTCGTGTACCGTTAGAAGAAATATTAGTAATAGCGTAGGCTGTTGTGCCCGGTGCATCTGCCAAGTTACCAAACTTAATCTGTCCACCTTCGCCAAATACAGCATAAATTTCTGTAAAGTTTTCGTTTACCTTAGTAAAACTGTCGCGGATACTGTCTCCAGTACCATCGTTGCCCTGGATACCTACATTAATTATTTGTTGTGACATTAGTTAAACTCCGAAACTGCTACCGCAGCCGCATGTGGTTGTTGCATTTGGGTTCTTAATAACGAACTGACTACCCATTAATTCTTCTTTATAATCTATTTCTGCACCTTGTAGATATTGCATACTCATACTGTCTACTAATACTTTGAATTCATCTAAAGGAATTTCAAAGTCATCTTCGTTCATTTCTTCATCGAACGTGAAGCCATAGCTAAATCCACTACAGCCTCCTCCTTGAACAAATGTACGTAATGCCAATTTAGGATTGGCTTCTTCTAACAGAAGATCTTTGATTTTTGTCTTTGCTGACTCGGTGATATTGATCATATTTGCCCTCGATATTCTATTTATCAAAGGCATTTTATAATCTTAATGTAAATAGTAGTATGTACTTAGGCACAGAATTCGAACAAACACAACACATGCGCACCAGTAAAAAGGGTGTACACCATACCTATATGCGTAAGCGAACAGTTATTGTGTTTCGTTGTGATAGTTGTCAAGGTGTATTTAGACGTGAAAAAGGCGCTATGAATCCCAAGCGCCTAAACAATAACTATTACCATGTATGTGCAGATTGCGACCCAAAAAAGTTTGCTCAGAGCAAAGGAGTAGAAGCTAGACGTGTTTGGGATATGCCTGTTAGCAGTCTTAAGACAATCGACCAACTCTAGAACCTATTAGGTTCCAATTAATAATCTTCCATTGATTGGCCAGATATTTTTTCTTGTCAGCTTGGTAGTCAAGTGCCCATGCGTGTTCCCAACAATCCACAAGCAGTATAATGTCCATACGTATTTCATGATTCTTGATAGTTTTAATCGAACCGTCTCTAGCAAGATATACCCATCCTGAACCCTGAATTTTTATCGCTGTTTTTTCAAATTCAATTTTGAATTTGTCAAAACTAGTAAAATGTTTATTAATAAAGTTTTCAGAAATAGCTGTAGGTTGGTTAGAATTTGAAGATTTTTGGTATTGTCGAAATAATATATCGTGCAGAAATGCTCCAGCTTCATTAAAGTCGGCATCGCCTTCTCCTTTATTAAAACGATCTACATACCCTTTGTATAATTTACCATAATGATAATTGATTGTATCTTCGCTAATACTAGGATCGAGGTCATCTTTTGCATAAGGCAATGGAGTCTGCTCTAGACTTTTAGGTGCTGTTCCTTCGTTTAGGCTTACATATCTAATAAAGTTATACATAATGGTATTTATCGGTATAAATAATCTACAGGAGAGAAATATGTTACACCACATTAAAAAACTATTTGGAATCAAGCCAAAGGCTGTAGAAACTGAAGCGCCCTATAAAGTAGAAGCTCCAGTTGAACCGACACCGGTTGCAGTTCAGGCTACAGAAGCTATGGTAGAGTCAGTTGCACCTGCTAAGAAAAAGCCCGCGGCTAAGAAAGTTAAAACAACTAAGCAATTAATCGAAGAACATCCTGATTATAAGCCAGAAGCTAAAACTAAAAAGCCACGTGCTCCACGCAAGCCTAAAGCAGAGTAAGTTGTTTAGCCTGCTCGTAAAGAGCAAAGCTGGCAAGATTCTTGCCTTTACTCTCCGCCATGATATCGTGTGAGTTTAGAAAGCTCAGTGCCCATTCATTCGTAGCTGTATTCCAGTAAAAGTCTGAATGTGCTCTGAGCTTTTGCTTTTTGTAACCCTCGGCCAATAACAGTTCGTAATCGGGCGGAACATCCGTGGAATGATTGATTAGATAATCTTCTCGAGATATGCTATAGTGCATAGTAGGGCGAAGACCCCGCCAAGAGTCCACAACTCGCTTGACGCGGTCGTCTCCAGGTTGTATGTACTCTCCCTCACGTATCCAATGATGATGTATATCAAGGACGATAGGAATAGTATCTGTAAGAGTGAGACAGTCATTTAACCCCCATGAGTTTTCTTCGTTTTCGATTGTAATACAATTACGTGCCTCCGGACTTAATCTGTTGTAGGCATTTCTAATGCCTTGGGGACCTTGTTTGCCCGAGATGTGGACATTGATCTTGAAGTCTTGGAATGATTGTCCGTAGCCCATGTATCTGGCCATGTCTGTGTGATACTCGAATTCTGCGATCGAACGTTCGACAATGCCTGGGTTATCACTTGCCAAGACAGTAAACTGCCCAGGGTGCATAGACAACCGAATATTGCTATTGCGAGCAATATCACCCACTCTCTTGAAGTGGGTTTCGCAGTATGATATAACGTCAGGTTGACGCCAATAATCAGCAAAGTCAGCGTGAGTATAAGCAGGGAGAATGTCAGAACTAATCCGAACCATCCTAAGGCTAGGCTCAAGTGTGCCGACACGTTCAACTAGTCGCCTTGTTGATTCGATATTGCCTACCATTAGGTCCCATAGTTTCTTCTCCGCTACATCTCTCGATTGTCTATTTAACCAGGAAATAGTTGTAGTGCCAGTGTTGTACTGTTTGGCATCGTCCTTTGGACCAATACCGTCAACCTGATGAGGATGGTCAATCCATTTACAACAAAAGCCTATACGTTTCATTACCAATGCCTTATGACGCCTACGATTATAAAAGTGTTTGTAAGTACATATGATAACACAATTACAGTACGAATGCAAGCAATTCGGTCCGCTTCTTCGTCCGAACTGCCTGCTTTTTCACCTAGTGCTTTGGCCCAAAGCCGCCAAAAATACTTAACCTTCGTATGTAGCCGAGTTACCAGCATGTTCAAATACTTCCACGCTTTTGATACGTACAGTAGGATTGAGTGGATAACGATGTTCGCCGTTCTTTAGTAACCAATCCATTTTGTCATAGCACATTTTGGCAAACATTTCACAGCCCACAGCAGGTACAATGCGTAAATCACACACACCTGATCTGCGATAGGGTTCTGTTTGTACACTTTCTGAGTTGCCATCGTGCTCTGGATTTGAGCTCCAGCCCGACATCAGTTTGAATCGATCTAGTAGTGGATCATCCTCGGCAATAACAGTGGTATGATCAAACATCCAGTCTGCCCATGTTTTGAATTCTTTAAGACCGCCAAAGTCCATGCCCCAGTTCTTTTCGTCTAATGTATCACATTCAAAGATTAGTTTAATACCAATTGAGTAACCATGTAGTAATGAGCAGTGGCTGTGCGTGGCACGCCATTGTCTAAAACAGCATGATAAGCCACGGTCATTACCGTAAGTTTTTGTAGAATAAAATTTTGCCATTGTTATCTCCTAAAAGTAGCAATGACATGCAGAGTTTATATTGCGGGATGAATGCCTAAGTCCGCATATAGTAATTATACGCTTTTACACAACAAGGTCAACTTTATTGAGCGGCAATTTGTCCAAATGGCGCCCATTGTCCAGGGTTGCCAGGAACTAAACATATCCAACCGACGTAACTGTTTGGTTGAGGATTAGTGTTCCAGCAGATATCCCCTACGCCAAACGTGCCATTGGTAGGTGTAGTTGTTCCACTTGTAAAACGTTTACCATTTAAGTTTACATCACCATTTACTTGCAATCCCAAAGTAGGATCAGGACTGTTAACATTTACACTTAACTGACCAAAAATTCTTACAGGGCGAGATTGTAAAGTTATATCACCTACAGTAATTTGATTAGCATCGCTGTACAGTATTCCACCGGCATCTAAACTCAGATGAATTGAATTAGAACCATAAACACCATTATTATTAATAGACAAGTTATCGTTAAATTCGATAGTGCTTGTCTTAATATTACCTGCTACGATTAGATTCTCTAATATTCCTACACTAGTTAAACTAGATCGAGTAATATGGACTCCTAGTGTCGTAGACGATAGTACTGAACGACCGTCTATAAAATATTCTTTACCTTCGTCTATATCTATACTTTCGGTAGTCCAGATTCTGTCAGGACCACTCATCATTAGCATCTCGCGAGGTCTATCTGTAGCTGACCACACTAGGCCAAGACCGTATACAGTTGAATCTAAATTTGGAATAAATTGTAAGCTATGACCACGATCTACTCTGCTATCTGTGATTACACTATCTACAGTAAGAGTTCCGTGTATAGTTAAATTGCCAGGTATTGTAATTTCACCTGTGTTGGCAATACTAATACGTGCTTGATTATCTGTTGTAATTGCGAGGTTATGATTACTATGTGTTCCAATGGTAGCAAGATTTACTTCGGGACTTCCAATAGTGATTTGTACATTATTGTCTATAATATCAATGCTAGCAACAGGCTCATCGGTTCCTAGTCCAACACGCCCAAGAGAACTATTAAAAAACGCAAAGCCTGCTAACAAAGAATCGCCTTCGACTTCTAAACTGTTGAGTGTGCCGACTGAGCGTAGATTACTGTTGATAACAGTAACACCTAGTGTATTGAGGCTCAATATTGCAGTATTATCAATACTGTAACTGTGTCCTGCCGCTAGATCTAAATCATAGTTGGTCAGTAGTCTGCCACTTCGGGTGACAAATAAAGGTGTATTGGGATCTTGTGGATTGTTAAATGTAGGCATAGTCCGGTCTCTTTATGATATTTATCACAAGACCGGACTATCCTTTCTTTGATTATTGTACTTTTAACAGTACAATTTCTTCGTTGATACGTCCGTTCATTTTAGTATCCGTTGCATTGATACCGTCTAAGAACTTGCGTAGTTGTACTTTGCCAGCGGATTTGAACTCTTTGAGCTTTTCATCGGGCTTGCGAAGTGTTTTACAAATACTCTGATGCTCGTTGAAGCCGGTAATTGTAGTACCTTTAACTCCTAAATCGCTAAATTCTGCGGCAACATATTTGCCCAATTTACGAGTTTTGGTGTTGTAAACCCAAAGTTCCTTACTGCCAATAATATCAGTAGGATTAATCGAAACTAACTTTAGTGGCTCGTCTGATTTTTTATACTTCAATTTAGCAACAATTTTATCTTTTGGAACACTCTTGCGAGCTTTTGGCTTGCGATTTACTTTGGCTTCTTGTGCCAACATGTCACAGGCGCTCATAATTTCTTGATAGAATGTAATCAAATTACGAATCTGCTTCTTGCTACGGTGGCTATAGCCCTCGCGTAGCTGTTCATCTGCGTTGCCGCTAGCTAACTCTAAGAGCTCGTCTAAATCCCTGCTGTAGAACCCTTTAATAACCCTAGCGTGGGCGGCTTTGACTTCTTTGCCCTTGAGCAAGTTTAGCATTTTGAATGCTTTTGGATCAAAGTTTTCAGGGTCCTTTTGAAAACCTTCGATAGCATCTTCGATTTCTTCCACCATTTTTCCAGCAGTTTCTTTCATGCGATCCTGGATACTGGGTTGTACTACTAAGGGTTTAGTCTCCTTAGCTTCAACTTCGTCGATATCATGCTTGCCTGCTTCTATCACAGAAATAATCTCAGCTCGCAACCAAGCGGCTGTGTCACGACCTTTGTTAAAGTCTGCACGAATAGAAGGCATACCGCGTAGCAAACAGGATGCAATAGCACCCATTGTTACGTTACAACGACCGTCTTTAGTTTTCTTAAATGCCGCAATATCAGTTTTAGTACAACCTGTATCAGTCATCCATTTGACTACTGCTGGTTTCAAATCCTTGCCCGAAAACTCCAAACGGTAGTATTCTGTGGCCATATGGAAACGTTTTAGGAACTCAGCTTCTGTCCAAGACTCATGTCCATCCCAAACTGGGCTGTGATCTTTTGGTACTCGCGAACGAGTTGCTGTAGCTGTTTTAGCCAATTTCTGCTCCTGTTTTGTTTAACATGTGTATATTATACTGCCGGACCACTCAGTTGTCAACTCGTTCAATATCCGATTCTTGGCAGGATTCTCCGTGTTGTATTTCTACAACATGCAATATATTGCTTCCTATATTCTCAAGTTGATGCCACTCGTTTGCGTGGATTTTAATAGTGCCTAAGGGTTTGATATCAGTGTAGCCCATATCCCAGTGTACACGAGCTTTTCCCTGGGCTATGAACCAGAATTCTGTGCGGTGTTTGTGTCGTTGCATGCTCAATTTTTGTCCTGGTTGGACTATTAGTTCTTTGGTTTTTACGGTGTTGTTTATTTGCGACAATACTCGCCATTCTCCCCAATTTCTCTTGACATGCTCGCCTACCCAATTACTAAGAATCCAGCTAGAACTATTAGCCTTATCTTCGCCGCCTACGCCAAATGCAAAACTTAATCGCGGGTCTTGTATTTTCATTTCAGGAGTATTGACAGTATTCCTATCTCCGCCGTTGGCAAAAATTATTTCGTGATCGGGAAAGAGTTCTAATGTTTCTTTAATAAATGTAGAACAACTACCATCAGGGTCATCTGCAACTGCTACTGTTTGGTTTACCATTTTTAAGTTTCTAACGATAGTATCACGTTCCCATATTGGCATAAATGCTCGACCTTTTTTACGTTCCAGCCAAGCATCACTATTAAGACCAACAATCAGACAATCTCCTAGTTTTTTAGCGGATTTGAAATATTCAATATGTCCGCTATGCAACGGATCAAATCCTCCGGAGACCAAGACTATTTTCATTTTATAAATCCTTAAATTCTGGAAACACAGATAAAAAATCTGTATTTCGTCTTTCATCATGTTGCTTAAAGTAACTTATTAGGTTTTGTTTATCTATATCTGAACAAACAGAATCTTGTAGGTACTGTAGATTGCGCCTAACCTTTTCTATTTCAAAATCATAAAATCCATCGAAGTTATCTGTATTTTGGTAAGCCAACATGAAGCCTAAAGCATCTTGTATATATGAACTAAAAGTTTTAGGAAGTACACTTATAGACTGCCAATCAGGATATCTAAGTAAAGGAACATCAAACCAAATTCGCTGTCTCGGATTTATCTCATAATCTGGATGCGAATTGTAAGGATCGTGTATGGGAATATATTTAACACCTTGATTACTTCGACTATACTTGGTCCTTAGATCTAATATAAACTGCAAATATTCCTTGAACTTAGGAACACTCAATGCATTAAATGTGTTGATAAATGTTAATGTAGTATTATCAGTTTCTGATAGTAACAGATCTACATTTTTAGTTAGAGTATCGAACACTAAACCATTACGTATATATTCTGCTTGTTGTCCTACGCTATCTAGACTTATAAAAATAGCAACATTCTTAACTGCCATATTAACATACCAATGATTTCCGGATCCAGGATTAAATCTCTCCTCGTCCCTCCATATCTGTATCTTCTCTAAAAGTTTTAACTTATCAATAAATTTAGTCATCAGTTCAGGCTTAGGGGGACAAAGATTACTAGTAATACTAAGCTCTAACCAATTGTTAGGATTTTCATAGATATAATCTAAAACTTTGAATGTATTGATATCCATGAGGGGTTCACCGCCTGTGATCCTAAATACTTCTAATTTTTTATAAAGATCCGGCCACCACTTCCAAAAAGCTTCAACATAAGGATTTTCATTTTGTTTACCTTTAATAGGCATCGTTAGATATTTGGTGTTGTTATGTTCTGCTTTAGATCCGTCTTGATTCAATACTTGGTACGGACCAAATTTTTTTATTTCAGACTCCCATTCTGTGCTAAGATGAGGACTACAATAACTACATTTGAAATTACATGCTTGATTGAAATTAACTTCTACATATCTAGGAACAATATCGCCTGCATCTAAAGTTTCGATAATATCCTTGCGAGCATTTTGCGCCCAGTATTCTCCGCTACGATATATCCTATCACTGCGATTTCCTAAATCCTCAATCTTCCAACAATAACTACATCCTTCAGGCCTTTTACCTTCCAGCATAAGTTTACGTTCTGCTTTCTTTTCTGCTGTATTATGTAATGCAGATGGATTAAATTTGATTTCGCTTATATCGATTTTATGCAAAGGAGGATGATAACAGCTATGTGTCATACCTGTAGTTAGGTGCATGGACACTTGAGCCCATTTGGCATAACACATAGTAGGACTTATATTCTTTAATTGTCTTTCTGCTGTGTCAGAGTTAGTGTTATAAGTGCTCATTTTAATAGTTTGAGAATAGACTCAACAGCGTCTTTTTGAACATTGGGTCCTGGATGCATAAGATCTCTAGCCTTGTCATCTGCTGTATATTTGAAATAAAAATCTGAACGTGTTGCATAGGCCACGTAATCAAAAAAACTTGCAGTTATTAACTGTGTGCGATCCTTTAACATAGCCTGAACCGTTTGAGCAATGTAATAGTTCTCACATAGTTCATTGGTTTTGTCTAGATATCTGTATTGCCATAGCTTAGTAAAATTTATACTGTTTTCTATTTTATCTGACTTGCTATTCTCAACGGAATGCCAAGGACCGACATCTAAATAATAATTGTCAAAATAATATCTAAATCTATCAGCGGACGACCATATTATAATTACAGCTCTGGGGGCAGTAAACTTATTAATCATTGAGGCACACATATTGGCAATAAGTGTATTGGATCCTCCAGGATATCCTAGATTTACCACTGGTAGAGAAGTTTTCTCCTGTAATATACTACACAAAGTTTCATCTTCTGCTAGTCCCACACCATATGTACAACTACAACCAATTACTACGATGGAATCCTTCCAATTGATATCTTTCCATTCCTTAGTTCGAAACCCACTGGAATTTACATCATAAGTGATTTCTTTATTGTAGTATCTCCAAGAAGATCCTAGTGCTTGCCTGTTACGTTCAAAATTCTCTCGGCTGTCCGTTCCGGACCATTTATTGGTTAATGTATGGGGATTAAAAGGATCTTCATGCGTTAGACTATTGCAGAAGGTAAATGGATGGTCACTATTGTCTACATACCCTGGAAATTTATAAGCATTCGGGTAAGAAAATTTATTGTTAATTCCTAAATTAAGAGGACAATCTACTTTATTCCAATCAGGATGGTTATACTTAATCATATGATTTTGATATGTTTGTATAATAAACTTGCAAACAGATCGTGCGCTTTTGCACCTGGATGAGAGCAAGGAGTTATCCAATAATTAGGACTTCCTATATTTTGGAATTGAAAGAAATAATCCAATCGGTCGACCAGGGTTTCTTCTTTGCTCATAGATAAGTCCGCAAAAGTGTTATGTCCATCTGGCTTAAACATGTTCTCCCATGGAAAAAGGTCGGCTAGTTTTTTATCGTTAGTAAAATTAAAAAAATTATTTGACTGTTTTTCCAAATTCCCAATCATATCTCTTGTTATATTAGTTTTTAATTCTGTTTCAAAATGTTCTCTGGTATATTTTCTGTCAAACCCTGGGGTTATAATTAACTTTGCATTGTTTAATTTACACCATAGTAAAAGCTCTTGAACATGAGCAATTTGTTCTAACACTTCAAATTTACCACTGTGAAGAGTTTTGGCATAGCCTTGCCAGAGAAGATTTCGAGGGTTAGACCAATCTTCTTCACTCACAGCAGGCCACATACTTTTCCAATGAAAGTGTTCGGGCCATTGATCATTAATGAAGTCGAATCTTTCCATACCGCTAGGACAATATATAACAATAGTTTCTTTAATTAAATCCCATCGTAACTCTGGATAAAAGTATAATTCTTTAATTGTTGCTCTGTTTCCACATCCCCGAGCTCCTAGATTAATAGGTGTGTATTCTCCTTGTAGATACTTTTTGCATAGAACATTAACGAACGCATTTTCATATTCCATAAATTTGAAATCTAAACCATCGTCCGGTCCCGGCTCTACAATAGGATATTTTTGGAGGAATTTTTTCTTTTCATTATCTTCTATCTGTATCTGTAAAGGATACCCTAGACCTTTAGAAGTCCATTTATAGTCTACATATAATTCATCATTTACTGCACCTTGGCCCATGACAAATGAACATCCGAGCGCAATTATAGCTTTGCCTGTTTTTTCTAAATCTTTATTGATTTCCTTAACATGTCTATCAAACATTACTGATCCTTTCCATTAGAGTCTTTATTAATCTTATAGGGTAAGTTTCTCCTCGCTCCATAAGATTTTTATAGTTATGATCGACTATGGCCGCAGTGCTATTATACCATACGTCTCTTTCGGAATGACTTAAATTTTCAATCTTAAGCATAGTTTTAATTATAGCATCTAATCTCTGCCACGTGTCAAGTGAATCGTATGATTCATCAATAGCACCTTCAAATGTTTTGTAACCCATAGCATGTAAATGTTTCAGAGAATTTTTACTTCCTGCAATTATGAATGGGTGCTGGCAGGCTATAGGTTTGAATGTCTTTTCGCTTAAGAAACAACTTAATTCAGATTCCCCAAACGAAGCTTCACTAACTACGGTGCAATATGTTCTTAACATTGTCAAATGATTTATTAATAAAACATATATCCCGCCATCGCCCGACATAAAATTTTGTTCATTATAATCTACGGGATTTTCACAAGGTTGTAAAGGTAGTAGGGATACAATCTTTTGGTAGTCTTCTAATGACATAGCTTTGCCTTCAAAGTAGGTATCTTTTATATCAAAATAATTCATGCTAGCTTCGCATGAATCAAGTAAACCATGTTCTACCAATTTTTGAAAAATCCAGATTCTATGACCTCTTGGACGTTTTTGAAGAATATTAAACGTCTTAAGCGCAGGTTTGTTCTTGTAAACTTTATGAGTCTTGAAATCTGGAAGACGTTGGGGGCCGTTCCTTCCGGGTATGGATCCTGACCTCTTGTTATAATTAGTTGCAATCTCGTAGATAGTGTGTTCGAAATGTGCCAAAGGTAAAGCAAATAACCTATCATTTATAGAATTTTTTGTACAATATTCTTCGTACTGATCAGCACAATTTAGATTACCAGTAACATAGATTATATTCTTTGGATTGATATTATAAGTAGCACAACTGTTATGAAACCAATCCCACAACCAAGATGTTTGATAACCTTCGTGAGTTTGGTCAATTAATAAAAATGCTCTGCCTTGTTTGAGATCATCTAAATATTTTTTAGGTATATGTTCAAATAAATTTTTCCTATCAGGATATCTCTTATCAAACCCGTTATTAGCAAAATCGGGACCACACCATTCTTCGGGAGAATGTGCAACACCTACGGGAATGATATACTTGCCAGTGTCAGGAGGAGAAAAAAATATTTTTACATCATAAGGATTATAAACTGTAAAAATACGTGCAATACTACTACAAGCTGGGCTGACAGTAAATCGACGGATGGTGGATTCATTTACATCAGAGCATTCGATAAAATTTAATAATAAATCGTCTTGTTTTGTTTCAAATACAAGCTGTAGCATTTCTTCGTTCTTTCTAAAAATTGAAATTATTTTTTCAAACATTACATTAACCTTTTAGACCAAGTCTGCGGAGTAAGATGGTTAATTATTTCCAAGTCGTAATCGTAAGAAAACGGACGAGGCCCTTTACTGTTAATATAATTTATCGTATGCTTTATAGAGTCAATTAATTTTGTTTTAGTTGTATAACTTAGGAGTCGTCGTGCTTTATCCGCACTACAAGTTGCAAATTTAATTTCCTTAGGCCTGTCCGGCATATAAACGTGATCCTCTGTGAAATTTAATTCATCACATATCATATCTGCTAATTCTTTTATAGTAACAAATTCTTCATCAGGTCCAATATTGTATGTGTCATTTTTAATACTAGGATCTAATGCTAATCGTTCTAAACAATATATACAGTCGTCTATATAACTAAAACAACGCATTTGACTACCATCTCCATAGATAACCGGAGGTTTACCCTGCAACACTCGGTTAATCATTATACTCATGACATTTCGATATGGATCGTCAAACCGCTGTCTCGGACCTACGATATTATGAGGAATAGCTATTACCCAGTCCATGTTATTCATCGGAGCGAGACTCTTAAGGACGTCTTCGGCAGCTACCTTGGCAATAGCGTATGGATCAACTGGTGCTGGTTGCATAGTTTCGATGTAAGGATATTCCTGATTACCATAACGTGCCATACTAGAACAAAATACAAATTTCTTTACATTGTTTTGTATACTAGCAGTGATAACACTAACACTGGCCTGAAATATATTGTTTGTTATGAAATATGGACTAAACACACTTAAACCTTCGTGGGGCGTAGCCGCACAATGTATTACAATATCCGATCCTTTAATCTGATCAGACATTTGATTAAGATTACAACAATCGGATTGGAAATATTCTACACCATTGGGAACATTATCTGCGTAACCGCCCATGAGGTTGTCGTTACCTTTTACCTTATAGCCCGATGCTAAAAATCTATCAGCCAGATGGCTGCCTAGGAATCCTGCAACTCCGGTAATAAATATTGTAGTCATTTTACAACTCCATTAGAGTCATCGGAGTTAATGTAATCTGTAAGCCAGTTAAATTCTTCTTCTATCCTAATTTCTTTTCTAATTTTTTCCATCATTCTTTGATTGTAATTAGCCTGCGGTTGGCAGCTATCTATAACTTTAGCAAATTCTTGATCCGATAATGATGACAGTCTGGATATCTCGTCAACTATTGCTTGTAACCGTTTTACATCATCTATTATTTCGTCATAGCTTTCATCAAATGCATGACTAAATGTCTGAAAGCCTAGTTGTCTAAATTCCCACAAAAAATAAGGTGTACTGAAAATAATAAAGGGTCTGAAGCATGCAATGGCTTTATAAATTTTCTCAGTAGGAAAGGCGGGACTAAATTCAGCCGGGTGCATCCAGCTTGCTCCTGCCCATGTCCAGAATGGATCAAAGTGAGATTCTATTACAACATTTATTGCAGATGATCTAATGATCTCATAAATATCCTCAGACAACTTCATTGAAACTTTTTTTGCGTCTGGAGTATATGGAATACCATCGATCCATTGTTCAATACCATTGTTCATATCATAACCAAATTTTATTGCGGTATCTTTGATAAAAGGCAGATCAAACGTGATATTATGATATGGGTTAATATTGTTAAAGGTGTAATTAAAATTTTTAAGAAGGTCTCGACTTCTGAGTTCTAAGAATAAACGTAATCTAAAATCTAAATAGTTTCTGCTTAACGCACTAAATCTATATCTAAAATCTAATAATTCTGGTTGTGGATTTACTCTAGAAAGTAGTTGATTATAATCCTGTATATACTTTAATTCGAATCCAAAACTTTTGAACGCACCCTTGGCCCAAGATACCCAATTTTTATCAGTGACAATTAAATTGAGTCGATCGTGGGGTATTTGTTTATCAATAAGAACAGATGCCCATTCTTGTATATTCTCTAAACAAAAATACTCATCGGGAAAAAATAATAATATCTTTGTGCTGTCATCCGTGCGTAAGTGATCCCAATGAATATCCTCTACAAAATCGGCAAAATCTAAAGTATTAACCGCTTTGTCATGCTGATCATACCAATAGATACTGTTAGGTTCTAACCTAGCCTCTTTAAGAGGTCTGAATAGATTATGTTTCAATAATCCATGATGTGAATTAGTTTTAGAATATATCATTTTTCGTCTTTAATATCGTATGGAGTTTTAGTCGCATCATCAAACCAATACAAACTTCTATGCGGCTCGTCGTCTTTTATATAAGTGCTGTTGCTTGTATAGTAAAACAGTCTAAAAGTAGTTCTGTTAATATTATTAGGGCACGATAATGGTTCTTCGAATCCGTGATAACCATACTTATTATATTTCCATATCAAGCATTGGTTAAACAGGCACGTAGCTTTGAACGATATATTTTGCCTTTCTTTGTCATAAAATTCCAATCCACCTTTCCACTCAGGCCGCCAATCGGGAGTAAGATATATGATTAATGAAAGTGCTCTGTGCAATTTGAGTTTGTCGTTCCAGTTGAAGTCTGTATGTATTTTTAAGGTATCTCCTGCAAACGACTTGCTATAGCCTGCCCCAGTGAGATAAGGATCGGGTATTAATCCTTCTATTCCTGTAAGAGATTCTAGCCACATGAGTATATTAGCGCTGTGCATATAATTAACAAAATTGAAGGCTTCAGGAGCCATTTCTATTTTATTAAATTCTAGCATATGACTACCTTTTCTTGTAAAATTTTTCCACAAAGAATTGTCGATAGACTGGGTTTCTTTATATAAATTTACGGCGGTAGTTTGAGGCAAAAAATTATCAATGTTGACAATAGGAAAAGGTTTGCCATTTGCAAACTGAGTTCTTAAATCAGTGATATTTTTTTTTAGAAGGTAATCGAGTTGGCTTGTTAATGTCATACGAAAATTTCATCAGGAATAATGGTTGTTTGAAGCATTGTATTTAACTTAGGAATCATTTTTCCAGCCTACAGATATCATGGAAATCTTTCATCTCGGGAAAAACTTTTAAGAAATCTGTTCCCCGTCTTTGATCATACTGTTCAAACCAATTGTAGAAATCTTTTCTACCTTCGTTAATTTTTTCTTCTGTATAATTTGTATTAGCAAAATAATCACGCACTCTGCGGAATTTTTCATATTCCATATCTGTGAATTTAGTAGGATCAGTTTCGTCTTTGTTTAGATGAATAAACTCTAATATCTTATCAAAGTAGGGTAAGTATGTTTCTTTTGGCAATAGTAACATATCATATTGCAATGGTTCTTTTAGATAAGGAGTATCAAATCTTATCCTACGTCCATATTTTCCAGGATTCAACTTATCCTGATATTTGCTACGCCACTCTAAAATCTTTTTCAAAAAATCTGTAAAAGATGTAACGCTTAGAATATTAAAGGTACACATTATCGAAATAGGGCAATTAGTTTTAGTAATAAAGTTATCTAAATTACTTTCCCACAATTCCAAGTCTAGCCCTGTTCTTATGTATTCAGCTCTAGTTCCCCAAGTATCCATACTAGAAAAAATCTTAAATTTTTTGATTTTGTTCTGTTGCAATAGATCGTTTACATTATCGGACAACTTATCGATGAATCGTGTAGTCACTCCTAAATTGCTGTTAATGTTTAATTCTAAATTAGGTTTTGGATCTTCTCTTAGGAGTTCAAACAGTCGCCACGTACTTTTATGCATTAAAGGTTCGCCGCCTGTGATCCTGAGTATATTAAGAGTCTTGCTCATCTCCGGCCACCAAGCCCACCAAGCCGCAATATATGGATTGTCTTCTTCTCGATAGATTTGAAGTTTATCCACACCGCCGCCGTGATTCTTAATATTGATGTAAGGACCGTGTTGTTTTATCTCGTTATAATAACTGCTCGAATGTTTAGGATGGCAATATCCGCATTTGAAATTACATTCATTGCTGAAACTAATTTCTATGTATTCGGGATTAATATTTTGATTCCATCCATTCGATAGAATCTGTTCTACTCTGCCATGATGATATAATGATTCATTTCTTATCATCCTATCGCTAATATAATCTTTACCTAGGTTTTCTACATTCCAGCAATACTGACATCCTTCTGGTTTCTCACCAACTAACATTAGTGCTCGTTCTTTTTTCTTATGTAGTGTATTGTGTAGAGCCGAAGGATTGACAGCTATTTCTTCTAATGGTATTTCATGTGGTGCCGGATGATAACAACTATGAGTCATTCCTGTATGCATATACAGGGTGACATGATGCCATTTAGCTAGACAAAAAGAAGGACTAATCTCATCTATTATAGGTATGATTTGATGTATTCTAGAAGTTTCGTTACTCATGTCCAAAGACTTTGTCTAATTTTAATGAGACGAATCATCATAGCTTCGTCTTCTGCTTCATAAGCCTTTTCAATCTTTTGAAGTAGCTTGTGAGCCTTGTCGCTAGCCTTTTTAAGTACAGGATCCTTTGGCTCATTGAAACTTAACTTACCACCATTAGCTAAACGTTGTGCTTCACATGCCGCAGTCCAGCCACTTGCTTCGTATGGATCAGGACGATTGCGGTATGTAGTAGTCCACCAAGTATATAACTCAATGATCTCTTTGGCGGCTGTGGCTTGATATGTTGGTTCTTCCTTCTCACCTTCTTTGATAAAGTCTTTATTAGTAAGAGTACTAGCCCAATTCAAATAGGCCAACCCGGCTTCTGGACAGCGCCAAGTTCTCCAACGCAACCAGCCACTACGCCACCAAGGAACATTGTACTTTACTCGTTCCTCTTCATTCCACATACAATAATGCCATGCCTGTTCGATTTCCACGAAGTCCACAAGTTCGTTAAAAAGACAAGGGAGAAACCGATTACCAACGTCACTCCAACGGCCAGGGCGGATATCACGAGGGTGGGCAGTAAGAGCATGACTCTTAGAAACCCAACGATTGTTGATGTAGTAACGGATGTCATTTAGTCTGTCCGGTATGTAAAGAAAAAAGCCTTGAATGTTATCGAGCAATTCTTCCGCAACCCAATAACGAAAGTTATGTCGCATCTTAGCAGTGGTACGCCACTCGTCCCATTCTTCACTGGTAGCGGCACTTAGTTTTTTAGTGCCACGAATCCAGTCTGCAAATTTTGTACACGACCAATAATTACGCATTTTATTCCTTAATAAACTGAGCCAGTGCGGGAGGTTCCCAACTTTCTGGCTTTAATACTTTTCCATCTTCACGCTTATTTACTTTTCCTGTTTCGGGATCAATTTTAGCAAAGTTAGTACGCATGACTTCGTTCCACGCACCCTCTGCATCTACACCAAGACTATGTAGCGTACCAATTGTAACCACCATGATATCGATCAGTGCATCTAGTGTACCAATCTTATCCATACGCTTGACCGCTTCTGAAAGCTCATCGCCTTCTTCTTTGATTAGTCCCAGATACATATTCAATTGGTTAATGTTGAATTCGCCAACTGTTTGATCACAGGCTGTCATAAATTTTTCTTGATCTTGAAATACACTTGTCATATTTTTTCCTATTAAATTTTTTCACCTGATTCAAATCCACGGAATGATTTGAATCGAGGAAAACGTAAACTATAAGTTCCGTCTTGATTTTGTGTTATAGCATCTGCTCTAACTTCAATAACATGTCCGTCTACACGACAGGCCCAAAAGTCATCACGCATTTGATCTGTGAAACCACTACCGACATTTACTCGGATAGATTTTCCATCATCTACTCCTTCACATACCAACGCACCCATCTTGCCAACATTCTTACCTGTACCTTCTTCTGTGGCAACTACAGTAAGACTAACTTCAATAAATGGTTTCAATTTTAACCATGCGACACTACGCTTACATTCATATGGAGCCTCAGGATCTTTGAGCATGATGCCTTCGTAGCCACCGTCGATTGCCTTTTGGTTAATTTCTTTGTAACGCCGCTGTCCTTCTTCGGTATCCAAATCAACGAGTTCGTTAGCAACATAAGTTACATTAGGTAACAAGGCTTGATTAGTCTCGACCCAAAATTTTACCATTTGGCTACGTGTAGTCTGATCTTTATTATACACACCTTTTTCAAAGTCTTCAAGAGGAAGAACATCGAACAAATTAAGGATAGCATCACTCGCTTCTACATTGTCCTTGCGATGTACTTGTTTCATCAAGTCCTGAAAACTGCCGGACATGATTTCGCCATCCAAGACAACATCCATGCTTTTGCTAGAACCTTTTTGTTTAATTACTGAACTAATCTGTTCTGCTATGTGAGGAAAATTAGTAAGTTCCTTACCATTACGACTAAACATGTCAACACGACCGTCAGCACGAACGATTGTAATAACACGGACACCGTCAAGTTTGACTTCGATAAGTTTCTTGCCGGAGACTTTAGTTTCATGATTAGCACTGTCATGAGCAAGCTGACAACCAAAAATGGGAATAGCATACTGAGCATATTTCTTCTCCACTACTTTGTTTATTGTTTTTTCGCTTACACCGCAACGTAAGTCTTTAATAAGGATACGACGATACCAGCCATTCCACTCTCGTTTAGTGGCTGATTTCATCATGGATGCAACCATATCTCTTGCAGTATTCCCGGTGACATTACGAGTAACGAAGCCAGTAAGAGCGAGAGTAAAACTATCCCAAGGTAAGCCAGCACCATCCTCATCTTGTTTCTCCGGTATTTGTTTAAGACCAAAAGTAATCATTGGATCCAGTGCAAGGCGGCATCCTTCAAAAAATTCATCACACCCTTCTTTGGCAATAGCTTCAATAATGCCTTCTTTATTAAGACGACTAGGATGACTTTCCAAACTCCAAATGTGACTGGCACAAACGCTCATGTAGACTCCGATAAGTTACTGTATAAGTGTTTATTATACAGTGTAATTATCAGTATGTCAAGTGGTTTGTGGTCTTAAATGGCTTGCCGTAGTAGGCATTTTCCAAATTACGCATAATCAAATTTCTCATTCTGCGTATAATTGGATGGTTGTGATTCCAATCAAAAACTTTTAAGTAATCGCACCAAGTGGAATTTTTATGTCTACGACAATCGTTTGAATCTAGATAATGTCCAATCGCTGTTGGGTCGTAGCCAAAACGATCGAGTAATTCGCAAGCCGTATTAAAAGCATGGGCACCCATTTCATCCCTGTCGCCATAGTACTCTTGCTTTTTACGATCTTTGGCGTATTCTGCCGTGCTTTGGTAACCTGGAATATTTTTGAAATTTCTAGCACGGAATTGTCTCATGTGTACTATTTCGTGTAGTACAACATCGGCAAATCTAATGGCCATACGTTTGAAACGGTGCTGTGTTAGTTTTAACTTTCGATCGGTGGGATTGTAGTTAAAATTAACTTCTATAGCTGGCTTGCCCTTATGATCCAGATTACTATAGTATACACCGCCCATAAACACAAATCCTGAAGTGGTAGGTGCGTACAGGCATTTTTTAATTTTTAAGGGTAAATGGGATTTGATATGCTTTATAATGCGCTTTTGTATTTGGCTAGGAGACAGCTCTTTGCCCACTATTTCGCTATTAAGCG